CTGGATAGCGGCGTGCTGCGCCTCTGGAATCCAGTCGAGGACGGAAACGGAGTCTTTCAGCTTAGACGCCAGCGTTCTAGCGGAAGACCCGGCGCCGACTTGGTCAAAGGTGATGCCGTTTGACAGCGCTGCCGGCACGCCGCTAGCCGCCAGCATTGCCGAGGCTATTGAAAAAAACGTCGCCCGCCTTAGCGCACCGTCGGTGGACGTAAAAACATAATCATCAGAAGCCGGCGCCGCGAGCGGCTTGTCGACTATGGAGACGTCGGCCATGACTCAGTTGTTCCTCTGTCGAATGGTGGGCCAGATGGCCCGCTCGCGGATGACGCCTGCGCTTGTCGTAGCGACAACGGTGAACCGGTAGGCCTGCCCTGGGTAGACCCATCGCGCGTTGGCCTGTTGCCCGGCCGCTACCTGCAACCAGACGATTGCCGTGGTCGTGTCGTGGCTCTGCGCATAGATCTCGACCCCGGCGGCGATGGCCTCGGCCGATCGCGTCCATGTCGCCCCGACCAGGGTCTCGCCCGTGTCGAGCAGCTCGCTGAAATCCAGCCCGTAGGAGATGCGGTCGCCCGGATCCATGACCTCGAGCAGCTCGCTGCGCCGCACTTGCCTAACCATTGGTCGCCTCCGTTTCGGGTTGCGCCCCCCAAGCGCGGAGTTGGCGGACCTCCTCCTCGAGGACGAGGACGCGGGCCTCGGTCGGCCGCAGATACCAGCTATCGACCAGGAGATTGCCGGCCTCGTCGAGAAGCCGATTGCCGGCCTCGTCGAGCAGGCGGCGCACATCGGCGCCGGCGGGAATGGTCAAGGCGCGACCTCCTTCGCGATCAGCTTGGCCGGAGGCGGCAGCGCCAGGGCGGCGGCCCCGGTCACGACGCGATCGACCAGGCCCAGCGCCTGGCTCGCCACGGCGTTGGCGCCGGCCTGGGTGATGATGGCCTGGGCCAGAGCGGTACGAGTTGCGGTATTCAAGCGAAGCATGGCATTTCCTTAAGTTGAGGGTCAAAGGTCAGGGAGAACGGGTTCCGCATAGCAGCGGCAGTTCGGGCCGCAGCCCGCGTGATAGGGGTCGAGCCCCTTATCAGTCTTTGGAGGGTGATCCCATCGCACGTAGACCCCTTCCATTCGCTGGTGGGTATCTCGCACATCGGAATCACCACTGGTACGCCAGATATAGCCCTCAGAGCCCGCAAAACGAGCCCTGGCTTGCTTGAAGGTCTCGGCTGATCTGGATACCTCAGTCCGGGCAATTAACCGCGCCTTGGCCTCGGAAACCTCTCCGGTCTTGAGGATCTCCTTGGCAACGGTCGAGGCCCGGGTGCTATCTGTTCGGGTCAAGGTGGCAAGATGGTGGACGCGCTGGGCCGCATCGAGTGGCATGCTCTTGATCAGGGCTACCTGCTCATCCATCAACTTCCGGTACGTGACCCCGGTGGGGGCGTAGGCAAGCTCGGCTCGGATCGCCCGGCTCATCTCAATGCCGTGAGTCTTCCAAGTCTTTGCCTCACGCCTGGCGGTATCGGCCAGCATGTAGTTGGCCACCGCCTTTGCCCACGGGGTGATGAGGACGGAATAGTCCTCCAGGGCCTTCATGATCGAATCGAGGTCGGAGATCACCCCATCAGGAGCAAACCCCTTCACGATCGATCCTATCTGCTTGGCGACCTGTCGATGCGGTTTTTGTCATGAGGGTGGGATAAATGGCAACGAAAACTGTTGGATCCGGTGGTGATTACGCCACCTTTGCAGCCTGGGCCGCCTACGCGAATTCCTTGTCCTCTCTTTCCTCGGACGAAATCTACCACGTCATAGCGCAGGTGAACGTCAGCGCGGCAATCACGCTGAATGCGAATAAGAGCTGGACGTTCAAGATCCGTGTCAGGCCGGCGCCGGGGTACGAAATCGCCCCTGGATCGCGGCTGTTTCCTGGCATCAGCGGAAGGGCTCGGCTGGTCAACTCGGTGGATTACGCGACCTGCTACACGATTTCGACGAGCAAGGTCGTATTTGAGGGCATCGAGGTCGAGTCAACGGCGGCCAACGCCACCACGTTCAATCTGTCAAACGGCGGCAGAATTGATCGCTGCATCATTAAGAGCGCATCCAACGCCGTCACTTGTGATGCCGGGAGTTCAACTTCGTCTGGGGTCTATTCCTGCGCAATCTTTGCGGTTGGGCGAGCCATTCAAAGTTCAGTCGCTTGGTACTTTGACGCGCAGGGAAACACCATTGTCGGCGGCACGCTCGGGTTGCGCTCGGAGTACGACAACTGCATTTCGGCCAAGAACAACGTCGTCTATGGTGCCGGGACGGCATTCTATGGAACGCTCTCAAACGGCTCCAGCCACAACGCGCACAGCGGCGGCACGACTCCGGGCACCGGCTGGACGACGAATGTCCAGACCAACGTATCCAGCGCCGACTTCGTGAGCACCACAGGGGGCTCCGAGGACTACAGGCGGTCGCCAACGTCCACCAAGCTAGGAAACACGGGGACGACTGCCGGCATATCGGTGGACATCTACAACCAAACGAGGACCGGGCAAGGGACCGCCTATGACATCGGCGCCTACGAGTACCCGGAGGCCGTCACCAGCGGATCGGTCAGCGGGGGTGCGACCTTGGCGAACTTCTCAGCCTCTGGTGGCTTCCTCTCGGTGGCTTCGCTGATGAGTGGCGGGGCGACCTTGGCAGACTTCATCACTTCGGGGACCCTGGGTCCTGCTCCTGGAGTGATCACGTCTCCGAGCTTCCGGAACTGGGCCGGCTCCCTGCTCGCCAATACGACGATCCCGAAGGTCACGGTGATCCGGGTGTCCGATATGGCCACGGTTCTGAACCTGACCAATCGGGTGACCAATGCCTCGGGGATCCTCCAGATCACGGATCTGGCCCTGACGCCAGGGGTGAAGTATCTGGTGGTCACTTGCAACGCCGATGGCTCCGCGTTCGGCTGCGAACCCATGATCGCCGGGTGATCTGATGAGCTACCGCTATGGCACTGCTCTGATCCCCGGATCGTACCACTATGGGGGTGGCGGTTTGGGGATGCCTGGAGCCTTGATCCCGTCCGAAGGGGTCGATGGTCCCAGCTACCTGTTCAACGATCTCAGCCTACCAGCTGATGCTGGCAAGGAGATCCGGGGCTTGATCGTCACCCCTCCTGGGGTGGGCACCTGGTTTGCCTATGAGGATGGCAGCTTCACTTTCACCGACGCACCTGACGGGGTCTACCTGGTCCCGTATGAGCTGTATGTCGATGGCCCCCTCGTGGGGACGGCCACGATCACGATCACGATCGGAGGTCAGGCCACCCTGATCGGTAACGCGAACCTGGGCGACTTCCAGGCGGCCGGGATTGTGAATGGGGGCTTCTTGTCGAACCTGGGCGGGGCTGCGATCCTGAGCAACTTCCAGGCGGCAGGATCCTTGGTCTCGCTTGGGGATTCGACCTTGTCTGGGAACGCTGCCCTCAACGCTTTTGGTTCGGCGGGTCTTCTGGCCTGCGGACAGACGCTCAATCTCAACCAGGACTACCCAGGATGGGTCGTTCGGTCTTATTCCAGGGGTGGCTCACTGGGCCGCCCTTAAACCGTTCCTACAAGGAGTTTTCTCATGAGTTATCCGAACTATCCTTCACCGATTTTGCAAGACATCTTGGCCCTGGGTGTTCCCAGGATCAGAAACGGATCCCTGGTGTCAGGGGATGGGAGTTATAGCCTCACCCAACTCAAGCGCGGCGGGTCTGCCTTGCGCTCTGGCAAGCCGTGGCTTCGCCTGCCAACTGCGGCCGGCCAAGTCGGCACCGGCGCTGGCGTCTCGCACGGTGGCGGCGCGACGGGCGCATTCACCACCCGCCGCGGCCGGGCCTGCTACGAAATCACCGCCCCGGCAAACGCAAACCTGCAGAGCCTGTTCTTTGCCATTGCCAGCGGCACGGTGACGAACAAGCAGCACATCGTCTTCGAGGTCGAGGACGCTGAGCAGTGGCGCGGCGGATCGTGGCGCCTTGGGTTCTACACCGACAACACCTTTGCCAACGGCGTCCGGGCCACGATCACGGCCGACAGCTACAACGGCTACAACGGCGTCCACTGCCTCGCGCCATTGGCGGGCGAGTGGGCCAACGTCGGCGCGGGCAGCTTCAGCAGCACGATGACGCAGTGCATCTTCCAGTTTCAGCGAAAGACCGGCGCGGCGGGCGACACGCGGCTCTGGGTGTACGAAGTCGCCGAGGCCGAAAAGAGCAGCTTGCCGCAGATCGTCATCGGTGCCGACGACGGCGCGAAGACCTGGTACACGGACGGCCTGCCGATCCTGGAGAAGTACGGCTTCAGCAGCTACCTGGCCTTCATCGCCGATGACCGCGGCACGGCCACGCGCATTTCGCAGGCCGAGTGGGCCGACGCCGTAGCGCGCGGGCATCACGCCGTGGTGCACGGCTGCAAGACCGGCAAGACCTCGCTCGCCGACTACTTCGCGGACTACGCCGGCTACTCGTCGCCGGGGGCGGCCATCACCGCCGACATCCAGTACAACCGCGACATCATGGTGTCCGAGGGCCTGGACCCGGACGGCCTGGGCCGCACGGTCTACGCCTACCCGCAGGGCAAGCACCAGCCAAACCTCACGACGGCTGGCGATCTGACCATCAGCAACGCCCTGGACGCGCTGGGCTTCGTCGGCGGCCGGCTGGCGCGGGTTCAAAACGCGATCATCGTCAACGGCGGCTGGTCCGGCGCTGCGCGCTACCTGCCGATCATCGGCCACTCGTGGAGCAGCGGCGACGAGGCCGGCAACGTGGCCGGGGTCATCAGCGCGATGCAGGACGAGATTGGCGCCGGCCGGCCGGTGGTGCTGATGTTCCACGAGGTGCGGGCCAGCCCGAGCGCCAACGAGCACATCACGGCCGCCAATCTGGAAACGATTCTGGCGGCAGCGGCCACGCTGGTGCGCGCTGGCAGCGCCAGGCCAGGACGTCTGACCGATCTGATCTATGAGCTAAACAGCTATCTCAGCCCGGTGCATGTGGGCATCTGATCCCATCCCCTGCCGGTGAGGATGGGAAAACAATGAATTGAAAGGATGACCATGAAACGTCTGCTCTTGAAACGAACCACCACGCAAGACCGCGGCCCCCCGGGAGGTGGGGCAACCATTCATACGGTGGAGCAGTTGGGCCCGAACATGCGAAAGCTCCCGAACGGCTCACTGCTCTGTATGAACGTGCCACTAGCCCGAACCGGTTGGATGATGTATGGCCCCAACGAGATCCCGATCACGGTCGGGCCTCAAGGCCTGGCCTACGTCGAGCGGACCGAGGATGACCTGTTCGCGGAGGATACTCTGGGATCCTGCGTGGGGGCGGCGGTGGTCGATGAACACCCCGAAGATGACGTCGTCCCCTCGAACTGGAACAAGCTGGCACGGGGCTTCTCCCTGGAGGCCTGGCGGGGGGAAGGGGACCAATCCGACCTCATTTTGGGCAACCTGCTTATCACAGATGAATCTTTGATAGACTCCGTGCTGTCTGGAAAGCGGGAGATCAGCCTCGGCTATGAAGCTGATTACGAACAATTGGCGGAGGGTGTAGGCCGGCAGAGCGGCATCATCGTCAACCATATTGCGTTGGTAGAGAAAGGTCGCTGCGGCCCGCGTTGTGCTATCGGCGACCATGCACACAAACTTGATGAAAAGGAAACGAAGATGGCAACCAAAATGAAGGTGACGGCAGGCGGCGGCAAAACCCCGCGCCGGCAATTGGTCCTCGATGGTCTGCGAGCCGCGGTGAAGGATGCCGAGGAAGCCCTGGCCGACGAGCCCGATGGTGACGAAGGTGGGGCCACCCACATTCACATTCACTCCGGCGGCGAGCCCGATACCGACACCAAGGACGAGGGTGAAGGTGCCAAGGGTGAGCCGAAGGAAGACCCCTACGAGAAGCGGTTCGCCGCCATCGAAGGTGGGATGAAGTCCATCGGTGATGCCTTGACCGGGATCCAGGAGATGCTCAATCCGAAGAAGGAGACGAAAGACTCCGACGAGGATGATCCCGACAAGAAGAAAACCGACGACGCCGACGGCGAAGAAGAAGACGACGAAGGCAAGGGCAAGACCAATGACTCCGCCGCGCTGGCCACGAGCTATGCATCGGTGCTGGCCAAGTGCGAGATCCTGGTCCCTGGCTTCCGTATGCCAACCTTCGATGCGGCCAAGCCCCGCAAGGTCACCGTCGATTCGATGTGCGCGACCCGGCGCAAGGCTCTCGACCTGACCTACGCCACCAAGGACGGCGCCGCGCTGATCGATGGCATCACGGGTGCCTCGACCCTCGACCTCGACAAGATGGGCTGCAAGGATGCGGCCATCCTCTTCAACGCTGCGGCAGTTGCCAAGGCGGCTCTGAACAACGCCAATACGAAGGACTCGGGCAAGAACGCCGAGCCTCCCAAGGGCGTCCAATCCCTCGCCGAGATCAACAAGGCCAACGCCGCGTACTGGGCTACCCGCGTCTGATTCCCCCAACCACAAGGACTTTTTCACTCATGAAACGCAACATCATCTCTCTGGCCGCTCTGGCCACCCTCATGGCCGGTTCTGTGGTGCGGGCTCGCACCAAGGACGTGGCTTTCTCCTATCGCATGGGTGCGGGCTTCCCCGGCGATGTGAACCGGACCCACCCCGCCAGCATCATGCCTGGCCTCATGACGCCGACCCTGGCAAGCAAGATCCGTCTGTACGGTGATCCGTGCCTGATCGACACCTCCCTGAATGCCTACCGCGGCATCCTGGTGGGTGATACCGGCGTGACCAAGATCGACGGCGTGCTGACCCGCCCCTACCCGACCCAGCAGTCGACGGGTGGCATGTCCTCGCCGCTCGGCGCCTCGGCTCCCCCGGACGGCCCGGCAGTCATCGACGTGATCGAGGATGGCATCGTGATGGTGCGCTGCAACAACTTCAGCATCACGCCCCCGACCAAGGGCTCGGCAGTTCACATCTGGTACGCAGCCAATTCCGGCGTCCACCTCCAGGGTGGTTTCGAGTCGGTGGCCACCGGTGGTAGCACGATTGCCATCACCAACGCGAAGTTCAACGGACCCCCGGATGCCAACGGCGTGACCGAGCTGTGGGTCTGGAAGGCCTAAGCCATCATCAACCATCTGACCAACAAGGATCATCTCAACATGAAACGCAACATTCTCGTCGCCACCTCGATGGCACAAGCCCTGGCCATGGCCAGCTACGGCCCCTCCGTTCGCGCCCGCACCCTGGATCACCAGACCTTCGATGCAGCCGGGGCTTCTCAGTACCAGGCACTCGATGCAGCCGGCAACATGCGCGGCCGCTCCTTCGATCACGCCTACCGTACCCACGATGGCATCCGCACGGTCGACTCCTCTGGCGCCTTCCTGGTTGGTGAGCTGGAACGCCTCGACCAGACGCTGCACATGCCCCTGGCCGCGGTCAGCTGGTCCCGCGACATCAACCTGCGCGAGGACGTGAGCATCGCCGATGAAGTCTCCAGCTTCACCCTGACGAACTTCGGATCCGCCGGCAACCTGGGCGCCGGTAACGGCATCCGGAACGGCAAGGCCTGGATCGGCAAGAACACCGACCAGATCGGCGGCGTTGGTGTCGACACCGGCAAGATCCCGAACCCACTGACCCCGTGGGGCCTGGAGATCAAGTTCACTGTCCTCGAACTGGAATCGGCCGCGAAGCTGGGCCGCCCCATCGACGACCAGAAGTACGAGGCCCTGAAGCTGAAGCATCAGATGGACATCGACGAGATGGTCTATGTCGGTGACTCGAACCTGGGCGTCGGTGGCCTGGTGAACTCGGCCCTGGTGACCAATGTCTCGAACGTCCCGAACGGGGCCTCTGCTTCCCCCCTGTGGGCCAACAAGACCCCGGCGGAGATCCTGGCCGACGTGAACGCGATGCTGCAGAGCGCGTGGGCCGCCTCGGGTTTCGCGGTGATGCCGCGCAAGATCGCGATCCCGCCTGTTCAGTACGGACTGATCAGCACCCAGGTCGTCAGCACCGCGGGCTCGATCTCCATCCTGAAGTACCTGCTGGAGAACAACATCGTCAAGTCCTCGGGCAACGGCGACATCGAGATCGTTCCGGTCAAGTGGCTGGTGGGCGCGGGTTCGGGCGGCACGATCGGTACCGCTGGTACCGGCGATCGCATGGTGGCCTACACCCAGGACAAGCAGTACGTCCGCTACCCGATGACCCCGCTGCAGCGCACCCCGATCCAGTACGACTCGATCTTCCACAAGTCAACCTACTACTGCCGTCTGGGCGTGACCGAGGTGGTCTATCCGGAGACCATGGCCTACCGCGACGGTCTGTGATCCTCGGCTGATCTCAGCCAGTTGAAGCAACCAAGGGCCCGGGTGATCTCGGGCCCTTTTCCTTTGGAGCAAGAATATGACAGCACCCATCAAACAATCCCGCGCGCGTAAGACTCTGATCGACGAGCCACCCAAGACCTCGGTAATCCCTCCGAAGACCCCGGGCACCGTTGAAGAGCTGGCGAACGAACTCGGAGAGGACATCGTCCTCGTCACGATCCCCAAACCATTCATCCTGACCGATGACCAGTTCCGCATGTTCCCCTACGCGGCCGGTCATGCCAAGATGCCACGCAGCCATGCCGAGCACTGGTATTCCAAGCGGCTCGGCGTCACCATTCACAAGGGCTAGGACCCTTTTCGGAGCCCCACCATGGCAGCTAATGTAGTCACCTTTCGGGAATCGTTCCCGGAGTTTTCTGATGTGCTCGTATACCCACCAGCTGAAGTGAACTTCTGGCTGACCCTGGGGACCAAGCTCCTGAGCGTTGAGCGGTGGGGCGATGTCTTCGACTTCGGACAGATGCTCTTCGTGGCTCATAACCTGAGCCTCCAGAACTCTGCCAAGCAGAACGCCCGCGCCGGCCAACAGCCTGGGCAAGTGATCGGGGCCATCACCTCCGCCAGCGTTGACAAGGTGAGCTACAGCCGGGATGCCAGCGCCGCAATGGATCCTGCCAACGGTCACTGGAATCTGAGCACCTACGGGATCCGCTACATCCAGCTGGTTCGGATGATGGGGGCCGGCCCAGTCTACGTCGGAGCCCCAGTTGCTTCCGAGATGAGCGCCGTTGCCTGGCCTGGGCCCATGCCAGGACCATGGTAGGCAAGAAGCATTACGCCGGGAAGACCGGCGTCAAGATCAAGTCGAGTCATGATCTCGAACAGACCCAGGAGGCTCTTGCCCTCCTCGCCGATGTCGAGGTCTTGGTTGGCTTCCCTGAGGAGACGGCAGAGCGCCCCAACGATACGGGCGAGACCACGGCCTACGGGGTCGCCATCACTTCAGGGAAATCGGATATCACCAACGCCTCGTTGGCCTATATCCATGACAACGGGGCGCCTGAGCGGAATATCCCGGCACGCCCCTTCATGATCCCCGCGATCCGGGAGGAGCAGGACAAGATCGCCCACAAGCTGGGGCAGATTGCCCGCGCCGTCGTGACCAAACCGAACCCATCCTTGATCGTTGAGCAGGGGATGCACCAGGTCGGTTTGATCGGGCAACTGGCCATCCAGAACAAGATCAATGAAGGTATCCCCCCGCCACTGTCCGACGCCACCCTCCGGCAACGGGCCAGGAAGGGCCGTAAAGGGGCCGGGATCGAGTTATTGAGCCGGAGCCAGGGGATTGCCCCATCCATGGACTTTGCGAAGCCCCTGGTCGATACTGGTGAACTGCGAAAGAGTGCCAGTTACGCGATCAGATCCAGGAAGAAAAGGAAATAGCCGATGCCAACCCTTGACGTCTCGTTTGTGATCTCGGATCCCATGCTGGCCGATTGCTTCGATGTGACCCGGAATGAAGAAGGCATTGACGAGCATGGCCGCGTCACCAAGAGTCAGGTTTCTTTCCCTGGACAGATCGGGGTGGTCACGCAGCAGGATCCCGCTGAACTGATGCGCCGGGATGACGGCCAAATGGTCCCCCGCTCGATCTTCGTGGCCTCCCGCTTCGGCTTCCGTGGAGCCGTTGAAGGATTCCAGCCTGACGTGATCACCTGGAATCGAACTGACTACCTGGTCAAGCAGGTGTTCCCATATTCACGCTATGGCGAAGGCATCTACGAATGCGTCGCCGTATCGACCCTGGCTCAAGACGTCCCGCAGTAAGGACCGACGCATGGCAACTGATTCAACCGCCGCAGGCTATCTGGCCCCGCTGACTCCTGATCCCAAGTACGATGAAGCCCTGGAGAACATCTTCCATGGTCTGATCCATGGCATCACGGGGATCCCGAAAACTCTGATCCGCCCCCGGTGGCAACCCGACCCACCCAACCAGCCGGACTTCCAGACCGACTGGGTGGCCTTCGGGGTGACCGTGATGCAGTCAGACTGGGACCCTTACCTTGAGCATGATCCGACACGGGCATCAGGGGCCGGGACCAGCATACAGGAGCAGGGTGAAACTCTGCACATCCTGCTTTCGTTCTATGGCCCGAACTACCAGGCCAACGAGCGCCGCTTCCGTCATGGCATTCACATTGAGCAGAACCGTGACGCCTTGATCGACGAGAAAATCAAGTTCATTGAACTCATGGAGCCCGTCAGCTTGCCTGCCCTCCTGAAGGAGAAGTGGGTCAAGCGGATTGACTCCAAGATGGTCTGCCGTCGCTGGGTCTCGCGCAGCTATCCAATCCGGCACTTCGCTGGGGCATCCGGTGAGATCGATACCGATGCCTCTATCCTCAACGCACCAGTCACTTTCACTGTCACCCCGTAAAGGACCTTCACCATGATCAGTTCCCTCCCCATCTCCAACATCGTGGCCGTCAGCGTACAACTGACGCCCGCCGCCGCCCAAGCGCAGAGCCTCCGGGATCTGCTGATCCTGGGGACCTCGGCGATCATTGACACCTTCGAGCGGTATCGCACCTACTCGAGTATGGCGGCCCTGGCCCTCGACTTCGGGACCAACACCGAAGAGTACAAGGCGGCGTTGAAGTGGTTCTCGCAGAGCCCGCAGCCGACCAAGCTCTACGTGGGTCGCTGGGTCAACGCGGCGGCCAAGGGGGGTCTGCGCTGCGCCTCCCTCTCGGCCTCGGCCCAGCTCCTCTCCAACTGGACGACCATCACCAACGGGGGCTTCAAAATCTCCAAGGACGGAGCGGCCGAAACCAACATCACCGGCCTGAACTTCTCCGGGGCCACGAGCCTGAACGGGGTCGCGGCCCTCATCACTGCTGGTCTGACCGGGATCACCCGCGTCTGGAATGCGAACTTCAAGCGGTTCGAGTTCGAGTCCTCGACGACA